AGCTTTTACATTATTTGATGTCCAAGCGCTAGAAGCAAACAAACCTTCAACAGCTGTCAATAATTGTGATATTGTAGCCATTATGTTTCCCTTCCAACAGTTAAATTAATAATATAATTGTTATCTTCAAACTTATTTATTTTCCAAGTCTTACCTCTCATTACAATATTATCGTAATTATCAATAAGCTTAGAATCTAAATTAGCTGAGTCAATCATTAAATTACATTCTAACCTAGGTTTATCATCATTAATTCTAAATTGATTTTCAATTACAGCTTTAACAGTAATTGATGTATCAGTAGAACTAGTAACAGATTGTGTAGCAAAGTCATAAGCAGTTACATTTTTATTTGTAAATGTTATATCTTCACCAATATCACCTATAGTATCAAATGCCATTTTTACATTATCTTGAATTAGTTTATGGTAACCCATTAGGCACCTCCACTAACTTTAACTCCCCTATTTGAGCTCATACTTGCTGGATCTTCATATTTAGCAATTAATTTTTGAATTGAATCAGGTAATTGTTTAAAATTACTTAATCCAGATCCTAAATCAAAAGTTAAAGAAATAGAACCAACAGATAAATCTTTCAATCTAGGTGAACCAGATGATTGATCTTCTATTGTGCTCATATTTTTGATCAAGTGTAAAGCAAGCTCATAGGTCGCTTTTTTGATATCTTCAGGAATAGTTCCCATAAACTCAGTTGTATCATCTCTATCATCTTCTAAAGTTTCATACCCACCAGATTTATTATTCCAGTAAGTAATATCTCTAGGCCATGATAAAGGATATGAGGTAGTAGGTAAAGCCGTACCACCCCAATCCAAGTCATTGAGAATTCCTGTGGCTGTTACTAAAGCTCGTTCAACAGTTTCATCTGTAGCACTATCCCAAGCAGCTTGGTTTAATCTATCATAAAAGTATTGTTCAGCTTCTATAATAGTTACAAATGAATTGATTCCTTTTTGTAAAGCCATTATTTTTCTCCGTATCTAATAGTTATAATATTAACCGTGATAAATTGGGAATAAACCAATTTGGTTAACGTTAGTAGCATGTACTGTCCAGTTTGTACCTAGAGCAAGATCAGTATTTGCAGGATATGCAGTTGCACTTCCAGCCCATGAGAAACCTTTAGGGTGCATTATATTACCCCATCTAGATAAAACAGTCACAAGACCGCCACCATTACCAGCTAGTTCGTCTCTTTCAATCGCAGTTGGATTTGTTTGTGCAATATCACTGTAATGTACAGATCCGGCTTTACACATGTAAGAAACTTTTAACCCTGTTGGTAAGTTTGCAGTTAATGATTGGTTGTTAATAATAAGTCTAATTTTTCCACCAAGAATAGTAGAGAAATTGAAGTTACCGTCTACAACTGGAGCAACATCAAGAACGTTTTCTTTTCTCATAATGTTGTAAGTTGCAGTGTCTACTACTAAGTAATAGAAAGACTCTTCAAATTCACCTTTTACTTCTGTGATAGCATCTAATAGAGTATCAAAGAAAGTGCTTCTTGATTGGCTAGCACCAGTTGAATTAGAAAATAGTGGATTTGGATCATCACTAGCATCTGAACCAGTGTAAAAACCAAAAGTACCAACTTTTGCGGCAGCATCAGAAGTACCAATTGTAGTTGCGCCCCAAATTTTGTCAGCAACACCATTTAGGATAGATCTTAATTGTAGATCTTCTCTTCTTGCTCTAACTGAAGCAAATTGAGAACCTAAGTATGATAAACCATCAACTTTTGAAACTAATTTTTGAATTGACATTTCTTGTGCAGCGATATGATCAATATTTTTGATATATACTGCTGATTTGTTTGATACTGACATTTCATTAATATCTTTATCAGAAGCAGTTTCATTTTGCTTATGAAAAGTTGATGGGTCAGAAAAATCTAACCATCTTAATGTACCAGTGTAATTTTCTCCTGAATCGTTAATTCTAGCGTCAGAACCAACTAATGCAGTCGATGTTAATAACGCAGCATCAGCTCTTCCCGCTTGTTCGTAAGCAGAAATTGCTCTAGCAATGTTATTAAAGTTTGAACTTATTACAGCCATTTTTGTTTTCCTTTTATTATTTAATGCACATATGTGCGGTTATTATTATAAAAGATAGTCTATTCAGACCAATCTCCGTCAACTTTTACTTGCCCTTTTGCAATAGCATTAAGCATTTCATCAGTTGACATATCTTTTATAGATCCGACAGGATTGGTTCCTGTACTTGGCTTAGCTGGAGATATTCCAGAGCCCATATTAGCTTTAACAGAAAATAAAAATGCATTATTATCATCTTTAGCATAATTTGACACAGTCTCACTTATACTAGATCCTGTTTCATGCACCCAATTTCCTGTAGCGTCTTTCTTTAAACTATTTACAATATCTGAATAGGCCATTTCAGCGGCTTTTTCAGATTTAAAGTTTAAAGCATTAAGCTGAGTACGCACGGCATTATCTCTACTTAATTCTGTGTTCTTTTGTTCGTATTGTTCAAGTCTTTTATTAACTTCATTTAGCTTCATTTGCATAGCTTCAGCATGTTTACCTTGTTGTTCAAGGCTTTGAATTTCAGTTTGTCTTTTCTCTTCTTTAATTTTATTTACTTCAGACAAAGCTTCATCTCTTTGCTTATATGCATTATCTAAATTAACTTTAATATTAGATATAGCTTTAGAAACTTCTGCATCAACCATTTGTTTTATATCTGGTTGTTTAGTTTCTTCAGTTTTAGTTTCTTCAACTTGTGTATTTTCAATGTTTTCTGACATTATTTTTCCTTTGGACACGGCCTTAGTTATATTTTAATTTAAAACAAAAGATTAATTTGATAATTCTTCTAATTGTTTTAACGAAATTAATTTACCATCTTTATTAGAAAATTGAGAAAATTTAACTTTTCCCGAGTTAAACAAAGTAACTCTTTTTTGGTTTCCTAATACAGCCAACTTAACTTCATTTGGTTGGTCTTTTAACCAATCAGCATATGTAGTTTTCGCCGGTACTTGACCATTGATAGAGGCACGACGACTATCAGATAATCCAGCAATTTTTCGTTTTTGTAATCTATTATTATTTGTATTTAATAATTGATTAGTACTTTTTATAACAGGTATAGTTGTTGATCTACAATTAAAATGTTGTGGTGGTTGTGGTGCATTTTTATTAGTTAATGCATATACTTTACTATCTAATCTTGCACAAATTAAACTAGTCCTACTATCTAAGGTAGCCACATATTGGTAACCTTGAACAACATCATCATTTAATTTATATGTTGTATTTGACACATAATTAGCTGTTTCAGTTATTGCAGTTCTAGTTAAAGTTTGTAATTGAGCAGTAGAAAGTAGTAACCCACTTTTTCCTACTTCTTGAGCAATATTGACCATTGCCTTGTTTTCAGTCATTCCTTGTTTGACTATACCTTTTATTCTTCTTTGTTGTAAAATACTTATAGATGCTATTTGTTGACCAAAAGTACCATTTGATTTGATAATTAAATCATTAACTTTTATAGTATCTTTTACACCTTTAGCTTTATAAATATTTGTTAAAGCTCTAGCAAATATACTTTTATAAAATCTAGCGCTAACACCGGCTAGCTTATTTAATTCGCTAATAGCTTCTTTATATATTTTTTTATAAGTTAAACGAATTTCAATATTTAATTTTCTAGTTAACGCATTTACATTTGCTGTACCAGAAAATTTTACAATTCGTTCTAATCTTATTTTGTGTGACGCTAAAAGTTTATTAATTTCAGTATCCAATCTCTTTTCGTAAAGAGTTAACAATGCACGGTGTTTCAGCATTCTTGAATATACATCATCATTTATAGACATTTTTTATCCTTTAATCTATAGATTTAATTTTAGCAAGTTCTTCATCAACTATTTTACCATGATGATCAATTAAAATTTGACAATTATTAACGTCAATTTCTAATCTTGCTTTATTAGTTTTTTGTGTTGATAAGGCAATTAAACTGTTTCTCATATTTTCGTTTAAATCCTTTTCATAATATTTTTTATCATTAATAGTTATTGTTCTATTTTCTTCTTGTTTATTTTTAATTATCATATTATCTTCTTCTTTTTCTTCTTATTGTCATTTTTCTTTTTCTTTGGGCTCTTACTTGGCAACAACATCTTGATTTATTCACGTTTTACTTCCTCCAATATATCCACCTATAACACCAATTAATCCAGTAACTGACATTTTCATAAGTGTTATTACAGATTCATCTACAGGTCTATTTTCTTGTAAAGCAACATAATAGTCTCCAACAATAATGGTTCCTAATAAAATTAGAACACCACTTGTTATTAATAAAACTACAATGTCTTTAAAATTTTTAATCATTATTTTCTCTTTTTCATTTTAATACAAGAATTACCTTTACCTCTTCGGTAACCTGCCCAGCAAGCTTTACCTGCTGAACCCTTTTTCTTTTTATAAGCCATATTTATCTCCTTATTACCAAGCTTTGCAAGACCAATATCTTGCTTTTGTTTTTGGACCAGGACTAGCACAGTTATGTCTTGCTCTAAAACTAGCTCTTGCTTTTGGATTATTTTTTCTTATTCGCATAGTTTTTTCACCTAGCGCTTTTGCAGATGTGCCACCATGCCCGAAATTAACTTTTACAACATTGCCTTTTGGATTTTTAACATAAACTTTAAATTTTTTTACGTCACCTCGCATTGGCTTGTTTAAAGTTACTTTTCGGCCTTGATACTCAGCCATATTAAGCTCCTTTACTTTGTTGTTCAATACATGTAAACTTAGTTAACATTTGATATTGATTAATTTGTTCAGGTGTATATTTAGCTAAAAATAATTGAGATTCAGAATAACCGTTTTGTAAACAATCATTCCAATCTTTATATTCTATAGGTTTAATTACACCTGGTCCGCATTGTTGTGCAATTGCAGAACACACATACATAGTTAGTATAAATTTCATATTATCCCCACAAATTTCCAGTCATAGAGCCTTTATTATATTCAGTAGCTCTATTTTCGAAGAAATTTGCATGTTCAACGCCATTTAGAACCCAATCAAGCCAACTTAAAGGATTGTCTTTAACTTTATAATTTGGTTTTAAAGATAATTGTAATAATCTTCTATCAGCAATATATCTTATATATTTTTTTACTTCATCAGATGTTAATCCACGAATTCCACCTAATTCAAAAGCTAAGTCAATAAACTTATCTTCTAGGTTTACCATATCACGACATTGTTGATATAAATCAGCTTTAAATTGTTCAGTCCATACTTGTGGATTTTCTTTTATTAATTCATGAAATAATTTAATCATGCTTTCAACATGATGAGTTTCATCTCTAATTGACCAAGTTACAATTTGACACATACCCTTCATTCTTCCAAATCTTTGAAAGTTTAAAAGCATTACAAATGATGCAAATAATTGTAAACCTTCTCCAAATGCAGAAAAACAAGCAATATCTTTTATTAAACCTTCAACACCTTTGCCTTTTGGTTTAAATAAATATTCATGTTTATCAGCCATTTCTTTATATTCTTGAAATGCTTTAAAATTAGATAATGATGTTTCACCAATAGTATCATTTAATAATGAATAACTATGAGCATGATTAGCTTCAGATGCCACAAAGGATCCTAGCATCATTCTAACTTCAGGTGATTTAAATTGTGGTATATATTTATCTAAATAAGCTTGAGCGATATCAACATCACCTTGTGTAAAAAATTTCAATATTTGAGATATTAAATTTTTTTCTTCAGCTGTTAATCTTTCGTTCCAATCTCTTACATCTTCATGTAATGGAACCTCACTAGGAAGCCAATGCATCTTCTGCATTGTATCATATGCTTCAAACGCCCATTCATAATCGAAAGGCTTATAATAGTTTCTAGTTTTAAATAAGCTCATTTATTTCCTTTTTCTTTTTCTGGTAACAACAAGTTTACCGTTTTCTTCTTTTACTTTCATTCCAGCATTTTCAGTTTGTTTTTTTAACTGACGATACTTTTGAGTAATAGTTAATTTTTTTTTAATCATATTTGTTCCTATATACAATCACATATTGTGTTGACTAAGGCTAGTATAAATACATAACCTATATATCCACCTAGCAAACCACCTAAGATGATATTACTCCAACCCCAACTTTTAATTACTTTTTTCATTATCCCTCACAAGCTATACAATCTGATTCAGGTATTATTGTTCTTTCAACTTTTAAACTTACTAATTCAGCACGTTTAATTGCTTCAGATCTACAATAGTATAATGTTTTAAGTTTCTTTTTCCATGCTAACATATGCATATCATGTAATTCTTTTATGTTTACATCAGCAGGAACAAATACATTTAATGATTGACCTTGACAAATATGCTCTTGTCTATCGGCCGCATGTTCAATGATCCATTGTTGATTAATTTCAATTGATGTTTTAAATACATCTTTTTCATAATCTGATAAATCTTTTAAATGTAAAACTGAACCACGATTAGCTAAAATAGAAGTCCAAGTTTTTTCATTATTTATACCTTTTGTTTCCAATAATTGTTCTAAAAATTTATTTTTAACAAGAAAAGAACCTGACATAGTTTTTTGAACATATGCATTAGCTCTAAATGGTTCAATACTTGGAGAAGTTGTTCCACAAATAATTGAACTTGAAGCATTAGGAGCAATGGCAAGTAAATGAGCATTTCTCATTCCAGTACCTTCCATATCCGGAGCTTCACCTCTTTTTATAGCTAATCTTTTTGATTCTTTTACTGCTTCATCTTTAATGTGTTTAAACATTAATTTATTTTTAGCTTTTGCCATAACAGATTCAAATGCAATATTATTTTTTTGTAAATAAGCATGAAAACCCATAGCACCAAGACCAATAGATCTTTCTTGTGTTGCACTATATTTAGCTCTAAATACGCTATCAGGTGCATTATCTATAAAACTTTGTAATACATTATCTAAAAATCTAACAAGATCAGAAATAAATAATTTATCATCTTTCCATTCATCATATTTTTCTAAATTAACACTTGATAAACAACAAACAGCAGTTCTATCTTCATCAGTTGGTAATGTAATTTCAGTACATAAATTTGAATGTTTAACTGATAATCCTAATTTCTTTTGTTGTTCAGGCAATGCATCATTAATATGATCAATGTAGCAAATATATGGCTCACCAGTGGCTACTCTGTTTTCAAGTATTTTTTGCCACAAGTCTCTAGCTGAGACCCTTTTAACTATTTCTTTTGTATGTGGATCAATCAAATTCCAAGTATCATCATAAGTTGGTTCTTGAATACATTTTTCGATTAATTCCATAAAATCATTAGTAATATTTATTCCATGATGTAGGTTTAAACATTTTCTGTGTATATCGCCACCTGACGGTTTTCTTATATCTAAAAATTCTAATATTTCCGGATGTGATATATCCATATATGCGGCATAACTACCTCTTCTAGTTTTACCTTGGCTAAATGCCATAATTTCTGAATCTACAACTTTTAAAAAAGGTACAGATCCTGATGATTGAGATCCACCCGAAGTTTTAACTCCATCAGATCTTATATGACCCCAATATCCGCCAATGCCACCGCCAAGAGATGTTAACCATGCGTTTTCAGTATAATGATCAGTTAATCCTTTTCGGCTATCATCAACATAATTTAAAAAGCATGATATAGGCATACCTCGCGCTGTACCTCCATTACTTAATATCGGAGTTGAATACATAAACCATAGTTTAGATGCATAATTATAAACTCTTTGAGCCATTTCATCATTATCAGAATAAGCTTTTGCCGCTCTTAAAAATGCCTCTTGTGGACTATTTTCCTCAGGTAATAAATACCTGTCTTTTAATGTTGTTTTTCCAAAATCTGTGAGTAAATTATCTCTATCTTCTACTATCATATATTCATTATCCTTTTTATAAAACCGAGTATGCTTCAACAGCAAGTACAGTTATTGACATTAAGTATATTGCTAAACTTATGTATAATATATATTTCATTTTTATTAAATTTTTTATTTTGATGTTAATCTATCTATGTGATTGTAAATTCTTCCAATTTGTTTATCAATCGACATTATCTCTTCACTTAACATTCCTAAGTGAACTTGTAATTCTACTATTGTCATTAATACATAAGTTGACAACCCTAAAAGTATTGTCCCCAATAAAGCTATTAAAGCTGTATTATGCTGACGTTTCATTATCTTCGTTGTCTTCTTTTTTTGCAAGAAGGACATTTATTCTTTTTAACTTGGTTTAATTTTTTAGTCCACAGTACTCTAAAAAATGGTTGAACAACCCCAACGGCTATTGCACCAACTATTATAGCAACCATAGATTGTGTAGTTATGCCTGCTGTTATTCCAAATAAACTAGCAGTCACTACAGTATCATTATTAATCATTTTTGCATAATTTCCTTTCATAATCCGTAAAAATG